TAAAAGACTTAATATTTTAACAGAATCATCTTTTCAAAGTCAATTAGAATTAATAAAAAGTTTCACAAAAGAAAAAATTGATTTAGATGAATTATCAAAAGAATCTGATGAATCAGTAATTAGACAAAGATTAAGAAATTTTAATTTTGATGATGTTACTTTGGGGCGTATTTTAGAAATAATAAAAGAACGTAAAATAGCAACACAAGATTTAGCAGATGCACAACAAGAATTAAATGATTCTAATTCTGAAAGTATTGATTTAAATAAAGATATTATTGCACAAGAAGAAGCATTGTATACTATAATAACAAGCGGTGCAGAAGAATCAACAGAAGCATTAAAAAAACTTGAAGAACAAAGAGATTTAGATAATATTGAAAACTTAGAAAGAAGATTAGATGCAGAAAAAGAAGGTAGTATTACATTTTTGAACCTTCAAAAAGAATTAAATGATGCTTTATTGGACCAGCAAGAAAAAAGACTTGCAAAAGAAGATGAAAACAGAAAAGAGGCACTAGAAAAAGAAAAAGAAGATGCAGAACAAAGAGCTGCAATACAAGATGCTTTATTAAAAAAATTAGAAGAATCTATATTGAAAAGATCAGAAGCAAGGCAAAAAGATTTAGAAGATCAGCTTGATTCATCAAAAGAAAATCAGGATAGATTAAGAGAATTAGCAGATAAAGGTTCATTAGATGCACAAAGAAGTATTGCAGCCGAAACAAAAAAACAAGCAGAATTACAAAGAGCACAAGAAAGAGAAGAAAGAAAAAGAGAATTAGTTACTGCTGGTTTTAAAATATTTAGTGCATTACTTGATCAAGGTAAAGATCCAAGTTCAGCAACATTGGAAACTGCTGCTTTATTAGGTGCATTACCAGCTATTATTGAAGCAGTACCAGCATTTTATGAAGGAACTGAATCAACTGGAACTGTTAAAAATCCTTTAGATTCAAATGGTGGACGTTTAGCAATGTTACATGATAATGAACGTGTAATGACTGAAAAACAAAACAAAAAAATGGGTGGAATCAGCAATGATGAAGCAGCAAATATTATACAACGTTATAATATGGGAGAATTATTTGATCATAATAATGTAGGTTTTAGTGATTCATTAATAAATTCAGTATCTTTAAATGGTATGAATAAAGAATTGGAAAGTAAAATTGATCAATTAAATCAAAGCATTAAAAACATAAAGATTCCAGAAACAACTGTTAAAGCTGATGAATTAAGAAATATGTTAATAATTACAAAGAAGCAAGGCAATAAAGTAGAAAAACAAATTAGTAAATTACATTAATGAGTAATTTAAGCATAAATACAGAACAAAAATATCTATTAAATGGTGTTCAATATAATGCACCAGAAGGATGGGAAGATGTAACAATAGAAGCTAGTTATGAAAATGATAATATACAGCCATCATTAACAGTTTCAGATTACACATTTCCACTTGAAGCAAGAAATGCTGTTTTTAATTGGTTTCATGGGGCTTTAGGTGCTTTTGAAGGTATGCCATTTGAACTAATACTTTACAACAATCAATCGCAGCAAATTAGCTTTAAAGCGTTTCTTGATTTTTATAGTAATTATGAAGAACTTACATTTGATGGAAAAGTTAATACAAGCCTATTAAAAGAAGATAGTATTGATAATTTGTTTAGTAAATTAGAATCATTAACTTATGGATATTTAGAAGAAATAAATGTTTTTACTCAAAGTGATTATGTAACAGTTCCCTATGTTGTTGAAAAAAAATTCAATCTATTTGAATTAGTTATTACAAGCGTAACAACTTTTTTAATGTACAAGGAACTTTATGAAGCCATAACAAAAACAATTGATAATGCAAATAAACTTGCAACTTCTACAATACCAATGCCTGGTGTAGGTGGTACTGGTCCAGTACTTTCTACTAATATTCCAGCGATAATTTACGCTGCTTTATCTTTAGTAATACAGATAATTTACACAACATTAATATTAATTGCTGTCATAGAATTATCTAAACAGCTTTTTAACTCATTAGTTCCACCAAAAAGAGATCATAAAGCGATATTATTAAAAACTGCATTAACAAAAGTTGCTCAATATTTAGGTTATGGACTTGTTGCACCAGAACCTTTATTTAATTTTATTCATTATTTACCAAGCAATCCAAGACTGGATGAAAAAGATAATAATGGATTTATTCAAAGTACTAAAGGAACACAATCTGGAATACCTAATGTTGTTGATTATGGCTATAATTGTTCTGATATGTTCAATCTAGCAAAAAAATTAATTCGTGGTAAAATAGCAATAATAAATGGAAACATTCATATAAGACCGTTTAATGATCCATTTTGGCAGCAAAATTCATTGTGGCAAATGCCAGATGTTAGAATTGAATCAAAAAGATACAATTTAAGCGACTTAAAAGGAACTAGAGTTATACAATTTAGCATTGATCAAAATGATGAATGGACTATTGACAATTATAAAGGTACTGCTTATGAAATACATACTGATCCAATAACAGTTCAGAACCAACAAGCGGTACTTTTGAAAGGATTAGATGAAGTTAATTTTAATGTTGCATTAGGCAATAGGAAAAATGAACTAAACGCAATAGAAAAGTTATTAAAAACATTAGGTGGCATTGTGGATTCCGTTACTGGAACACTTGGTGGTGGTACAAATTTTTCTGGATCAATAAGTGCAAAAGTTGGTGTTTTAAAACAAAGTGAAAATTGGCATACAATACCAAAATTATTGCCATTATTTGGTGGAAAATTACCAACAAATCACAGAAGTTTATTCAATGCTAAAAATCTTTATGATGAATATTTGAGTTATGATAGTTTTATAAAAAATAATTTCAGAAGGCAAAGAGCTGTTTATAATGATGTTGAAATTCCTTTTGGAATAGAAGATTTTAAGAAATTAACAGAAAATAGTTACTTTTATTTTAATGGTAATTTAGCAAAAATAATTAATTTTACATGGGTAACTGGTAAAGATAAAGCAAATATTTCTTTTTGGGTAGAAGAAAATTATACTAAAAATTTACAAGAAACTTTTATAGAGCCTCAATAATGGATGATTTACAAAAATTATTAAAAGAAACAACTGAAAATCTTGAAAGGTTTATTAATGAAAAAGATAAACAAATAAATGAAAAGATGCCAGAAGTTAAAAAGGCTTGTACGCCAGCACAATTTGAATTTATAGAAAATTCATTAAAAAGTGCAAAGAAAGGTGAATTAAATCTATCAACTTTTATTGAACAGGTAAAAATATTTAATCATGGGAGTTGAAATAATAATAAAAAACCAAAACACTAGGAGCGAATTTCAAAATGGATTGTTTTTTGTTGATAATCCTTTAGATTTTACAAATAATTTAGCTGGTTCTGTAATGGAAACGGTTCGAGATTATAAACTAATTGAAATTGGATGGACTTCAAAAAGCAAAGATAGTGGTGCAACATGGACTGTAAATACAGCAACAGGTTCAATTTACAGTACTGCTGGAAATTTTATAACTGATGGCTTTTCTGTTGGTGATACATTTTATTATGAAGATATTTCTGGTGGTGGTGGTACTAATTTTTCTGGGCAAATAACATCTTTAAGTGCAACAACAATGTTTTTTACATTGCTTAGTGGTTCGAGAGCAAATGCTGATACTGATGCACAAATTAGAGGCACAACAGATTTAACTGCTTCAATATTTAAGTTTGGTTTGATTGGCAACAATGAAAGTTTTAATGTAGAATCAAAAGTTAGTGGTAATGATCAAGCATATTATGCTTCTGGAGTAGGTGAAAGAATTGGTGGTGTTCGTAATACATCATTTCAATTTATGCAGAAGTTAGGACAGTATAAAGATTGGCAAACTGGATCAATGCAAATTAGATTTGTTCAAGATTCTTACAATCCAGCAACAGCACAAACTGGTGGTCAATTGTTTGAGGTGTTACATAAATATACAATAGTTCCTTATTATTTGGATGGTGAACTTTCAAATCTTCAAAATAATGTAATACCACCATTATTAAATGGATTAAATTCACTGAAATATGTTTATGAACCGGGATTTAGAACGGTTTTATCTAATCCAAATAGCGAAAAAACAAAGCAAATTGACTATGTAAAAGGAAGTATTGCATGGTATAATGAAAATTTTAACGGTTTTAATAATTTATACAATGTTAAATCTGTTAATTATCAAGATGCAAACACATTAACTAGTGCTAGTGGATTGTTAGTAGCTGGAAAAACTAGAGTAACAGTTATTGTTGAAAATACTTCTGGAGCTTATACAGGTGGTGAAAGGTTTGGAGCTTATGTAAGCTATTTACCAGAACAAAGTGAATATGAAGATACTATTTTAACAGATTTAAAAGAGAATTTTATTTATGATCGAGTAATTGAAAATGAAGGTCAAGCACCAATTGCTGGTGATTCATTTATAACTAATGGATTTGCTACTGTTGTTGGTACTGATTTACAGATTGAATTTGATGTTGAATACAATACTGCACAAAAAATAAGATTATCAAATAAAATTGCACAAAATCCAATATATTTTGTTTTAGCTGTTCAGCTTGGAGATACAGGACTTGGTGCTGGTAATTCTGATAAAGTAATGTTACTTGCTGATGTTGGATTGTATGATGAAAGCCCAGATATTGCTGGATTGATGGATGTAACAAAGTTTAATATCTATCCACACGATAGGCAAATTGGTGTTGGATCACCTTCAACAAACATGACTTTATGGAATGAAGATGGATTAGTTGTTGATTTTGATTTTGATTTAGATTTGAATTTAAATGCTTTTATTAATACATTAGAATTTAAACTGGTAGCACATAATTCGACAACAAATAATGTTTTTGAATTGGATTCTTATTCATATCAAATTGCTGGTAGTGTTGTTAGTAGCGGTGTGCAACAGTTAAACATATCAACAAATAGGGGTTACATACTAAACGCAAGTGATCAGTTTAATGATGTTCAATTAAGTGTTGGAAGTAATGCTGCTGGTGTTCAAACTTATAATGGTAGATTTGCACAAAAGATAAGTTGGCAAGATTGGATTGCTAACTTAGGAGTTGATACAATTTTTTATGATTCTAATGAGCCAAATGATAATTTAAATAATAAAGCTAGTAATTATTCAGCTTTAAATGGTTATGATATTAAATTAGCTGTTTCTGCTAACTTGTTTGGAACAAATACATTTGGAACTTCTGGTTTAACAGATTACTTATTTTTAAGCCCTTCACTAGGTGTTTTTGATTATGAAGAAGATGGTAATGTTTCAGCGGTTTGGAGTGGTGTGGTAGAAACATTTAATCCATTAACATCAGCAAATTTAAATGGTGCTGTTTTAACTGGTCAAGATACGTTATTCAGAACAACTTGGACTAATTCAAATGGTCCTGTTACATCTTTGACTGGTATTTGGGGCATAAATAGAATTGAAGAAACTGGTGATATTGGATCACAAATAACAGAAATGAGTTCTTTAAATGCTCCAGCATCAAATCAAATATTAATTCCTTCTAGTGGTACTAATTTATTTGTGTATCTTAATGCTGGTAATGTTGTTTTTGAATGTTTAGTTGATGGATCATTAGCACAATCTGGTATTAATTACAATTTATCAAGTAGAATACAAGATTCAACATCTTTAGTTGATGGAAAAAGAACAAGCCCATTAAATGAAGTTAAAGATACTAGTGGAACACCAACAAACAAAGTAGAATCACCATGATAATAACACAATTACCCAATACAAATCCATACAGTTACGGTTCTGGAAATGCTGTAAAGGTATTAGGACCAGCTTTGCCAGAAATACCAGCAGATGAAATTAATGATGTTTGCATTTGTGATTATATTCAATGCCAATATATTGAAAAAGTTTTTGCAAGTCAAGCACCAAACAATGAGTATTACAAAAATGATAAAAATGATTTTTTATTTAAAAGATTTGTTGCTTCTGATACGGTTGCAATCGAACTTTATAAAGATGATGTAAAGATTGAAGATTTAAATACTAATGCGTTTGGTACTTATTTTAATGGTTTTCCTAGTGGTAATTCAGAACAACAACTTTACGTAGGTTATTTATTAGATTGGGAGCTTGTACAAGCAACACATGGTAATGGTTATTATCAAGTGAAAGCACAATTAAATATAATTGGCGTTGCATCTACTTATGAAAGTAGATTGTTTAATTTATTGCAGTATGGAGATGTTGAAGCCAATAATACTGTAAGGATTGAAAGTTACCAAAATGGGAACATTTTCGGAAGTCAATTTGATTTTACTGGTTTAAATTGGTACTCTAGTTTAAGGATAACAGGAAGGTTTGGCAATCCTTCACCAGTTTTGGAAGTTGAAAATTACATAAATACAAACCATGAAAAGCGACAAATTACTGCAAAAAACAGTAGAGAATGGACTTTAATAACTGGTTTAATTAATTATGAAGTTGCGACAAAATTACTTTATAACAAATTACTAGGAAACAAAGTATTAATAACAGATTATCTAATTAAAGCAGAAAGCATTTTTAGGCGTGTTGATGTAATGGTAACAGAAATAGATAAACCAGAAATAAAAGGAACACCAGATAGATCATACACAATGAAATTTGTAGATAGACAAGATAAATTCAGAAAAAGAAACTTTTAAATAAATAAAAAAAATGGGACAACAAATAAACCAATACACAAAACAAAGAATTGAATCAACAATTGAAAATGATGATTTGTTGGATGTGGATTCAACAGATGATGCTGGATCTAGTTATGAATCAGCAAAAATGAAAGTTCTGGAATTTGTTAATTATATTAAATCGCAAGTCCAAACGCTTTATACATCTGATGGAACATTAACAGGTGATAGAAACGTAACTGCAAATGGTAATTTTACTAAATTTAATGGTGGTGATGTGATAGTGAAAGTTGCTGATGAAGTTACAGATAATGCTTTTTTAGTTAATGATATTAGTGATGTTGAAAAAGCCAGAATGGGTTTTGATCAAGCAACAGATTCAGCAGAATTGAATTTAAAAAATAATACAGGTACATATTTTGAAGCTAATGATGGTGATGTTTCAATAAATACAGATGTCGCACATATTAATAGTGATACTGTTATTCTAGGAAGTCAAGCTGGAGATGCTAATTTTAGATTAAATATAGATACTAATGGAAGTATAAATCCAATTTCTTTACATGAGAACAGACCAGGAGGCGGTTTAAATGGAGATAATAATAGTATTGATTTTTACTATAATGATTCAACAGGATCAAAAACATTAGGTGGTCAAATACAAACAATAATCGGAATACCTACATCTGGAGATGTTAAAATGTCAATGATATTGAAAAATGATCTAAAAATTCAAGATACTGGGCGTGTTTTAGTTACTCCAAATGCTTTAACGGCTGCTGCTGTTGCACAATTTGAAGTTAGAAGTACAACTGCTTCTGGTGGAAACACAACTTGTTTATTCAAAGCTGGTGGCAATACAGCGTCACAATTAGTTTTATGGTTACAAAATTTATCAGGAAACAATTTAATGTATGTTGATGCAACTGGTAAACACTTTCACAATGTTTCTAAACTGGCAACTGGTGATTTTCAAATGTCAGGAGACAATGAAACTTATGTTTTTTACATGAATGCTGGAACAGAAAATGTTGGAATTGGTACAAATAATCCAAGTAGTTCTGCTGCTTTAGAAGTAAACAGTACAAGTAAAGGATTCAGAATTGCACCAATGACTGCTGCACAAGCATCTGCAATAACACCAAGTGAGGGTTTAATGGTTTTTACTTCTGATACTGATGCAACATTTACAAGTGTTGGTTTTTGGGGTTATGAAAGTGGTTCATGGAATAAGTTATAAAATTTAATTAATTTTACAAAAAAAACAAATAAAATGATAAAGATTAATAAAGAATTACAGCGTCCAGATGGTGGAAATGTTAAAGCTGGAAGCATAGTAGATTACAATGCCAGATTTTTAAGTGATGTTACAACAATAGTATATGATTTAAAATTATATTTTAATCAAAAAGCAATTGATGACAAAAAACTACCAGTACCAAAAGTTGATAATCTAAAATTTAGAATATCAAAAAAATGTACTTCTGAACAATGGGAAAAGTTAAATGAATCTGGAAGTGTTGATTTAGTTGAATCATGGTTAAAAGAATTAATTGATAAAGAAATTGGCAAAGGATTTACCGAAATAGTTTAGTATGAAGGATGAAGAAATATTACAGGAAATTAAAAAATACTTTTGTATTGAAGAATTTGTTTCAAAAGAAGTTTTTGAGAAATATGGGGAATCAGCATGGCAATTTATATCGCCACGTTTACTTCACACAATGCTTATAATTAGAAAAGAGTTTAAAAAAAGCATAACAATAAACAATTGGAAATGGGGTGGTAAATTTAGCCAAAGAGGTTTAAGAGAAAACACTTGCAGAATGGTAATGAATAAGAACAGGTTAGGTAAAACTTATTTATCTGCTCATGTTTTAGGTTGTGCAGTTGATTTTGATATTCAAGGTGTTGATCCTATGGATGTCAGAATTTGGTTAGCTGGTAATCCAGATAAATTACCTTACAAAATAAGATTAGAAAACGAAATGAATGGAAAACAGATAAATTGGGTGCATTTAGATGTTTATTCCAATGAAAAGAATCCAAAAGTTTATTTATTTAATGTTTAATTTATGGGTGTATTAGATTTTTTAAAAAGTGGAACAATTGATGCAGTTAACAAAGTTGTTGATAATGTATTTACTAATGATGAAGAAAAACTAGAAGCTAAAAAGCAATTAACGGAAGTTGTTTTAAAAGGTTTAAATGATGTTGCAGCGGTTCAAGGTGAGGTTGTAAAAACTGAAATGAATGGTAATTGGATTCAAAAGAGTTGGCGCCCTATAATGATGTTGACTTTTGGTGTTATATTAGTTTGTAAATGGTTTGGATGGACTAATGAACACATACCATTAGAATTAGAATTGCAGTTGTTAGATATTGTTAAATTAGGTTTGGGCGGTTATGTTGTTGGGCGTTCAGTTGAAAATGTTGCAAAAACTGTAACAAAGAATGTTGATTTACCTTTTATAAAAAAGAAAAATAGATAATTAAATATTTTTTTTATACATTTGTTGTATGAAGAAATTAATAATTTCCTTTTTCTTGGCAATAGCATTTTCTTTTTTAATTATCTTGATTGCATCAAATATTGCTTATAAACTTTTATTTTAATTATGGGAAAAAGATTAAGATTAAATGATGAAGAAATACAAGTTTTATGTTTGGAATCAAAAAAAAATAATAGATATTATTTAAGTGATGAAAAATTAAAAGCACTTTATATTCATAGAGGCTATGATGAAGGAATGGTTAATGAAGCTGTTAATAATGGCATTGATCCAGAAAACATTAATCATTACTGGTATAAAGGAGAACATTATTCTTTACATTCAAAAAAAGATGCTGAATCTGAAAACCTTGAAAAGTTTGCAAAAGATTTAATTGAAGAAGTAAAAAATCATGCACCAAAATATCCAAAGTTAAAAAGGGCAAAAACAAAAGATGGTCATTTATTAGTTATTGATCCAGCAGATGTTCATATTGGAAAACTTTGTAGTGCTTTAGAATCTGGTGAAGATTATAATCAAAACATTGCAGTAAAAAGAGTGAAAGAAGGGATCGAAGGAATACTTTCAAAATCAAAAGGTTTTAATATAGATAAAATTAATTTCATTGGTGGTAATGATATTCTACACATTGACACACCTCATAGAAAAACAACATCTGGAACACCTCAAGATACTGATGGAATGTGGTATGAAAATTTTTTAAATGCTAAAAAAGTCTATGTTGATGCTTTAGAAATGCTTTTACAAGTTGCTGATGTTCATTTTACATTTAATCCAAGTAATCATGATTATATTTCTGGATTCTTTTTGGCTGATGTAATAAAAACACATTTTAGAAACTGTAAAAATATTACATTCGATTGCAGCATATCACATAGAAAATACTTTAAATATCATAATAATTTAATAGGAACAACACATGGTGATGGTGCAAAAACTACTGATTTACCTTTGTTAATGGCTGGAGAAAGTAAAGATTGGAGTTCTGTTAAATTTAGATACATTTATACACACCATGTACACCATAAAACAAGTAAAGATTTTCAAGCTAATGTAACAGTTGAAAGTTTAAGATCACCATCTGGTACTGATTCATGGCATAATAGAAACGGATATACAAGTAAAAAAGCAATTGAAGGTTTTATACATTCAAAACAGAATGGACAAATAGCACGTTTAACACATTATTTTTAACAATGAGTAGTGATAGTAACAAAGAAAATTATAAAGAAGGTAAAACGCCTTCATATTACATTGGAAAGTATAAAGGAATAAAGGCAATTGATGTAGTTTTTGATTTTGAATTACAACATTGCAAAGCATCTGCATTAGAATATATTTTACGAAGTGGTAAAAAGGATGATGAAAAACAAGATATTCAAAAAGCTATAAACCATTTACAGATGTATTTAGATCATTTAAACAATGACTTTTGATGTATTTGTGCCATACAGTCAACTAGAAATAGATATTATTGAAAATCTAGGTGGCACATTACAAGAATTTTACCCAACAATACAGGAATTAAAAGAAGATTATCCAGAATCAGATTACACAAAAATAACAATAGACGGTGTAATGTTAGAGCTAAATGATAATTTTTGGTTATCATTAGATGATATTTCTATAAATTAAACTATTTCATTTTCAGTTAGTTAGCATTTTTATAAAAAATAATTATGTTAAAACTTGTTTTGTATTTATAAATGTATGTATATTTGTATGTATAAATTTAAAACAAATAAAAATGGAGTTATTACACATAGATGAAATTGATTTTGAAAAGAAAACATTAACAGCAATATTTGATGGTTTTTTTCAAGGTGGTTTTTACGTTGAAACATCTTTTGATTATGATGAATTACAAGTTGAAGAAGAAGATGATAGAACTGGAGCAATAGATTATTTTGCTGCTACAAATGTTAGTTTTTGGAATTTTGAAACATCAGATATTTATGAAGAAAAATTTTCTTTAAATGATAAAGCTGTTGTTAACGTTAAACAGCAAATAGAAAATAAATTAATTGACTTACTTGAAATAGAATTAAATGATAACTAGCAAAGATTTTTTTCAGCAGTTAAGGGAAGGTGATGAGTACCTTAACTGCTTTATGACAAAAGAAGTATATTCTGGAATTGATCACGAATTAAGAGAAAGAATATCAGTAAATGAAGTGAGAAAGAAGAATAAAGATTTTGAAACTGATGATACACATAAACAGCTGATAAAAGATTTATCAAAGGCAAAAAAAGCATTAATTAATTACGAATACGATAAAAACTATAAATAATGAATAAAGAGAAACTAGCAAAACTTTACAAAAAGTATGAACTAACAAAAGAAGATGTATTTAAACATCAGCATTATGTTATAATTACTAGAAGTGGAATTGAAAAAATACAAGCAATTGCAAAGGTTAAAGTTAATTATGATGTAATTAAATGTGAAAAAGATTTTTGTGTTATAAAAGCATACAATGATACTTTAGAAACTTTTGGAAGTGCATTAAAAGGTGATTATAAGACTGGAAATTGCAATACTTGGTATGTTATGGAAATGGCTGAAAAAAGATCATTAAGCAGATTAGTATTAAAGCAAACAGGGTTTTATGAACTTGGTGTTTTTGGTGAAGATGAATCAGAAGAATTTAAAAAGAAATAAATAGAAATAAAAATGAAAAATACATTTAAAAAATCAGATGCAAAAGGTAATAAGTTACCAGAACAAATTGGAAAAGGATTAAATTATAATCATCCATTAGTAAAAAAATCACTAAATGAAAAAATTAACTTTCATATAAATAAAGATGATAAAAAAGATTTTATGAAGTTTTGTGAAAAATACGGTGGCATTTCTGAGGTTTTAAGAAACTATGTTAAAAGTTGTATTAAATGATTTATGATTTATCAAATACAAGTGATTTAAGAGCTTTTAAATTTAGATGTAAATATTTTATCGAGAATAATAAAAAAGTTGATTTAAAAGAGTCGAAAAACAGCAGAACAAGTTTACAAAATGCTGCACTACATAAGTTTTTTACAATAATTGCAGAACAATTAAATGAACTTGGATTAGAATTTAATTTTACAGGTGTAAAAGGTTATGATTTATCAACTAGATATACAGCAAACATTGTAAAAGAGTTTTTTTGGAAGCCTATTCAAATAACTTTATTTGATTATGAATCAACAACTAGATTAAATACTAAGCAAATGAATGAAATTATTGATATTATAATTAAATTTTTTGCAGATCAGGGAGTTTTAAT